TCGGAAACCGAGGACATCAAGTTCGACGTCGAGAACAAGCGCCCGCGCATCTCGCCGTTCGTGTCGCCGCTGGTCGAAGGCCAGCTGGTCGAGAGCGCCGGCTACGTGACCAAGACCTTCACCCCGGCATACGTGAAGGACAAGCGCGTCCACAACCCGAAGCGCGGTTTCCGTCGCACCATCGGCGAAACCATCGGCGGCAACACCACCCCGGGCAACCGCTTGGCGATGGCGCTGTCGAGTGACCTGGCTGACCAGCAGGAAATGCTGACCCGCCGCAAGGAACTGATGGCATCCGAGGTCCTGCGCACGGGCAAGGCCACCATCACCGGCGAGAAGTACCCGACCGTGGTCGTCGACTTCGGCCGTGATGCCGCCCTGACCGTCGCCAAGACCACCGGCACCAAGTGGGGCGAGAACGGTGTCAGCCCGTACAAGGACGTCGAGGCCTGGTCGCTGCTGGTGCACCAGAAGTCCGGCGTGTACCCGACCGAAGTCGTGATGGACGTGGCCGCCTGGCAGGCCTACCGCGACGACGTCACCCTGGGCAAGCTGCTGGACGTGCGCCGCCTGAACGACGTCGAGATGCTGCGCTACGGCGCCATCATCGAGGCCGGTGGCGTCTACCAGGGCCGCGTCGGCAACCAGACCATCTGGCTGTACAACAACAGCTACGTGGACGAGAACGGCAACACGCAGAACTTCCTGCCGGCGGGCTCGGTGATCCTGGGTTCGGCTGGCATCGAAGGCGTACAGCACCACGGCGCCATCCAGGACATCGAGGCCGGCCTCCAGGCGATGGAGAGCTTCACCAAGAGCTGGGTGGAAAAGGATCCGTCGGTGCGCGTGCTGCTGATGCAGTCGGCCCCGCTGGTCGTCCCCTATCGCCCGAACGCGTCGTTCTACGCGTCGGTCCTGTAAGGAGCGAGAGCCATGAAGGTCACCACCACCGTCACCGTCGACTTCAAGGACGAAAAGGGTCGGCGCAACCTGGCACCGGGCGAGCACAGCTTGCCCGATGCCATAGCCAAGGAACTGATCGATCGCGGTTTCGCCCAGGCTGCTGGCAAGGGCGCCCCGGCTGCGGCCGCCGCCTCGACGAGCACCCCGCCGCCGGCGGATCCGAACGGCAGCAAGGGCGATTTCGACGTCGCGCTGCTGGAAGGCACCGTGCCGGATATTTCCGCCGCGCTGCAGGCCGGCAAGTTCACCGCCGAGCACCTGGATGCGCTGGCTGCGGCCGAGCAGGAACGCGAAAAGCCGCGCATCGGCGTGATCGAGGCGATCGCCGAGGCCAAAGAAGCACTGGCCGGTAAGTAACCGATGGGGGCGGCCTCCGGGCCGCCCTCCATCCAGAGGGAATGGCATGCCGCTACCGCAGACCAAATGGGAGCAGACCGTCACCCGCGCCATGCGGACGTGCGTGCGCACGTTTGGCGAAGGCGAGGTGGTGGGCGTCCTGTTCACGCACGCCAGCGGCCAGAGCTACCAGGTCAATGGGATCTTCGAGGCGACCACCGAGGAAGTTGATCTCGATACCGGCGCGACCGTGATGAGCAACCGCCCGCAGGTGAGCTTCGCGCTCGCCGACCTGCAGGCGCTGCCGAACGTGCGCGACACCTGCCTCATCCGAGACGTGCTCTACACCGTGGTGCAACCGAATTTTGATGGACAGGGCACGGTGACGTTGCGCCTGCACGAAGCATGACCCCGCGCCGGCTCATCCGTGAGGCGGTGAAAGCCGCGCTCATCGGCAAGACCATTGCCGGCACCAGGGTGGAAAGCAGCCGCCCGAATCCGCTGTCGCAGCAGCCGCACGCTGCAGGCGGGCTCGACGAGCTGCCGGCCATCATCGTCTACACCCGCAGCATGCGCTCCGAGGTGTTCGACGAGTCTCCGCGCCGGTACCGCCACGAGGCGGAGCTGGTGGTCGAGTGCGCCTGCGAGATCCAGCCGGGCCTGGCCCTGGACGACCAGCTCGACGAGTTCGAGGAGCAGGTGGTCGGGGCGCTGCTGCTGGATGACACCCTGAATGGGACCGCCGACGACCTGGTACTCACCGGGTCGACCAACACCATCGATGGAGGCGGCAACAAGCTGCTCGGAGCGGTTATCATCTCCCTGCAGGCCACCTTCTACACCTACGCACCAGCCCAGGGCGGTGGCGGCGAGCTGGAGCTGCCGGATCTGGAACGCGTGCACACCGAGTACAGCCTGAACGGCCAGCAGCCCGACCCGCGCGACCGCGCAAAAACCGACATCGAGGGATTCCAACAATGAGCGAGCAGAAGGTTCTGCGGCCGGCCGATGGCGTCAAGGTTCGCCGTCCGGACGGCGGTCACCTCGCCGAAGCCGGCGAGAACGTGGAGATGAACAACTATTGGCGGCGCCGCCTGAGCCAGGGCGACGTGGTCGAGGTCAAGCCCGCGGCCGATGCCGTGGTGGCGCGTGCGGCTGACACTGGCCGCGGCAAGGTCAACCGGGAGTAACCGACAATGGCAATCAGCTTCAACAGGATCCCGGCGAACATGCGCGTTCCCGGCGTCTACAGCGAGATCGACAACAGCCAGGCGGTCAGCGGCGTGCAGCTGCTGCAGTACCGCATCCTGCTGCTGGGCCAGAAGCTGGCCGCAGGCCTGGCCGAGGCGCTTGTCCCGGTCCGCATCACCAGCGTGAACCAGGCGCAGCAGCTGTTCGGCGTCGGCTCGATGCTGGCGATCATGGCCGAGGCTGCGCTGGCGTCGAACAGCTTCACCGAGATGTGGGCCCAGCCGATCGAGGACAACGCTGCAGGCGCTGCCGCGGCCGGCTCGGTCACCTTCGGCGGCGCACCGACCACCTCGGGCACCATCAGCGTCTACATCGGCGGCAAGCGAGTCCAGATCGGCGCCACCAGCTCCGACACCCCGGCGTCGCTGGCAACCGCCCTGGCGGCTGCGATCAATGCGAACACCGCGCTGCCGGTGACCGCTGCCGTGGACGGCACCACCACCAGCAAGGTCAACATCACCGCGCGCAACAAGGGCGAGGCCGGCAACGGCATCGACGTGCGCGTGAACTACTACGGCGAGTCGCTGCCGAACGGCCTGACCGCGACGATCGCGGCCATGACCGGCGGTACCGGCAACCCGGACATCACCGCGGCGCTCACCGCGCTGGGCGATGAGTGGTTCCAGGTGATCGCCATGCCGTACACCGACGCCGCCAACCTGGCCGTGCTGGAAAACGAGCTGGACAGCCGCTTCGGCCCGCTGCGCGAGATCGAGGGCCACGCCTTCGCCGCCGCCAACGGCACCCACAGCAGCCTGGGCACGCTGGGCGACAGCCGCAACTCGCCGCACCTGACCATCGTGTCTGCTGCCGCCGAGCCGATGCCGCCCTATGCGAAGGCAGCCGAGACCGCGGCGATCGCGGCCTACTACGCCAGCATCGACCCGGCCCGCCCGCTGCAGACCCTGGCCTACAGCTACTGCCTGGCGCCGGCGGAGAACGATCGCTTCACCCTCGAGGAGCGGAACCTGCTGCTGTTCGACGGCATCGCCACCACCACGGTGAACGCCGGCGGCGTGATGCAGATCGAGCGCATGGTGACCACCTACAAGACCAACGCGGCAGGCGGCGCCGACATCTCCTACCTGGACGTGGAGACGCTTTTCACGCTGATGACCATCCGCCACGACTGGCGCGACTACATCAAGCGCAAGTACCCGCGCCACAAGCTGGCCAATGACGGCACCCGCTTCGGGCCCGGCCAGGCCGTGGCCACGCCGAACCTGTTCAAGGCCGAGGCCGTGGCGAAGTTCCGTGAGTGGGAGGAGATCGGCCTGGTTGAAAACTTCGATCAGTTCAAGCGCGACCTGATCGTGGAGCGCAACCCGAGCGATCCCAACCGCCTCGACGTGCTGCTGCCGCCCGACGTCATCAACGGGCTGCGCGTGGTCGCCAACAAGATCGCGTTCCGGCTGTAAGCCGGGACGCCAACCCAGGAGAATCGGAACATGGCAGGCAAGCGAGTTGGCGGCATCATCGAGCTCAAGATCGATGGCAAGATCCAGAGCGCCAAGGGCAACTTCACCTACAACCTCGGCCGCCCCCTGCGCGAGTCCGTGATCGGTGC